GTCATCATTACATAGGTTCGGGTGTCCTACAACACGCCTACGTCCTAATTAAATCATCTCTAAAACTTTCGAGACCGCGGATTTTAAGCCGCCTCACCAAAAAAGAACCCACTCATTCCAAGAGGGGTGCCCCAACCATAAACAGGTAGGTCACGAAGGGCCGTTATCACAGCCTGGAACACGTAAACCGTTTTGCGGAGCATAGACCTCGAGAGGTGGTTGTAGTTTTAATTCTTTTTGTCCGCTTTAACAATGAGCTCGACCGAGCCGACGTCTGTCTCTCCCGCTAATACTTCTTCATAAGACGGTAACCGCCCTGCATAACCAGCCAGGACGGGAAACCCCCTCTCTCTTTTGTCTATCGGTTTCCTAAACATTTTGGCACTGTGCCACTTCCGGGTCAAAAGGCAAGAATCAGAACCCCAAAAGAGGGGTCTGAAATCAGGCCGATCGACCCTGGTGGCCGAAACAGCTAACATAAAACGTAAATTCGACCGACATTGATCGGAAATATTAAATTTAGTCCTCCATTTCCAAGCGGCTAGTTCGCACAAATTTCTCTCCTTATCTTCATCGGACAACTCTGAAGGGTCAACAAACTCACAGCCTGAAGCCGCAAGCGATAACCCATTGTCGACGACAAGAAATGGGATAGGTGTGTGAGTAACCGTCGTGCTAAGACCGAATCGACGTGTCGCGCGATACGCGAGTGGGCCACGAAAACCCAAGTCGTACGTTGTTAAACCAAGAGGCCGAATCTTTCCTATGTTCCAGCTAAACCAAGCCATAGCCGCCCGGAAGCGGTATGAGCCTTTCAAACCTTTTATAAAATCATCAAAACCCTTCGCCAGGGAGTCGAGAGACTCGGACTCGCGTAACATGCCCATACGTATCGTCGGAACGACACGATAGCGCTTCCCAGCCCGCACACAAAGTGTGGAATTGAGAGAGCCGAACTGGGGTGAGACACTAGTCTTTGTACGCTCGACCTCCAACGAGAGACTCTTTACTGTATCCTTCCAGTGCGCACTGAAGGGCGGACCGGAGCGGAAAAGTATATCGTCTCCGTTGATCAGACACGGGAACTCAGAGCAATCGATGCCCAAAGAGTGGCCAGAATACAGGAAAGCAATCCTGTTCTGGATACACAACAAGGGGAAAGAAAGCAAAGAGCCCATCATCTGGCCACGCGAGGGAGAAAAATCATCAATATCAAGTTCTAGGTTATACAAAGTCGGACGGAGGATGGACATAGCGTAAGCCTTAAGAGAACCCGGCACAGAGACCGTGGTCCGTAGCAGCTCGTCCAAAATGGCCTCGGCAACCTCAATGGAGAGGTTGTCGGTGGCTGACTTATAATCCCCCGAAGTCAATGTTTCGCCTTCAACAAAAGTAAATCCGGCATCCCTGAGGCATTCGGATGTAAAGTCCCCCCGACAAAGCCAAGAAAACTGAGAAATACGATCATAGATCGCCTTATGCAAAGGCTTCAAATGAATCGCATCAGCAGAAAACTTGCTAAGCGGGCGGGGCTTCCCAGCCGACTGCACGACCGTGAGATAAGAACGCGTGGAGAGGGGGCGAGTAGCACCATCGAGGCAAGTGGAGAGGAAATCGGACTGCCGAAAGAAAGTCTTCGGCCCCTTGTAAGAACAAGGAACGATATCATCAGACACAAAACCATGGGTACCGCCACCGCTACGAGTGTTCTCGTCGCACGCCGACACAGGGGGGTCAACTGTCCT